GACTGCTGGCGCTCAAGCTCCTCTTTCGCACGGCGTTCTTCGTGGTACTCGTACTTGAGCTTGCTTATGCGCTTCTTGACCTTATCGCTGTACTGAGATACCTCGTCTTCCTCTGGAAGATCGGGCTCACCAGCACGGCGGGGCCTATTTTTATCTTCAGGCGGAGTATCGTCTACGATCTCTACCTGAAGATCGGTTTCCGTGTCCGCAATCTTGTCGGACTCCGGGCCAACCGCTTCATTATCTGTGTCGCTCATGCCCGCTCAATCCCCTCTGGATTATCAAGGATCGCCTCAACGCTATCGTCGTTGATCAGGCGGAACTCCTTGCCCCCTACCTTGAATCGTGTGCCGGAATAAGCACGGAACATGATCCAACTTCCCGGCTCACAATAAGGGCCTTCGGGGAAACGGTCGGGGTCTGAATAGCAATCAGGCCCCATACTGAGGACTTGACCAACAATGCTGGCCGTTTCCTCCTTGGTTTTCAGAACATCCGGTCGGATGATCCCGCCCTTGGTCTTTTCCTCGACCTCCGGCACTGCAATAAGAATCCTATAGCCTGTGGGGCGAGGAAGCTTATTAAGGATTTCTTTCGAAACCTTGATCTCAGAGTACATGCGTATTCCTACGTTGTTGCGCCCTTCGGCGATGGCCACCTTTATGGTGTAAGCCCATAATATATCAAAGAATACTCAAACCCAAAATCAGTCTTCGTCTTTGTTTTTCTTTTCAAGATCAAGTATTTCCCTCTCAGCCATAGCAAGACCAGCAATAACGCCAGTCATATACTTATACTGATGGAAGTCTTGAGCCCCGCCAAGGGCAAGATCATCTGCAAAATCGTTCATCATTTGGCGGATCTTCCCTTTCAATACAAATAATTCGCTCAATTACCTGCCTCCGGTTCGTGCATTTGAAGAGAGCGTCTGACCGACCACTTTAGCCGTTTCCAAGAGGATCTTGTCCTCTTTGTACTTGGCGTCTGTTTCGGCTTGCTTTTCCTTGACCTTGACCGCTTCGTCCTTGATACGAAGCTCTTCACGCTGCATGACTGTGAGCGGGTCATTTTCCTCCTGCTGTTGCTTCGCGGCCTTGGACTCTTCGTTGTGCTGCTGGAGAAGTCGGTCAGCGGCAACGGAGGCCAGTTTCGCGATATCGTTCTCGACATCCGGCGGAAGCTTCTCACCAATCTGGGGAAGGCTCACACCAAGCTTGAGTTCAATCTGACGCCTATAAGAGTAGGCAAAATGCTCAGCAAGGTGCTGCTGCATGGCCCCGACGAAGGCCTGAGCATTCGGGCTCTGCGACACAAACTGCTGGTAGATCGGGTCCTGCATAAACGCGGTATGAACCTTGATATGGGCATCATGGTCCTGTTCAAGGAACACCGTTATTGGCTTGCCAGACATAACCATCTGGTTTTCGGTCACGGGGTCCATAGAAACCGCCTGTGCCTGACCTTGGATGATCAGATCCACGTTCTGCACGTTTAAAGCATGGAGCATCTGCCTATGGAGAAGTTCCATATTATACATGCCCGGAGGCGCGTTCTGAGCAAGCTGCATCGCCGCCTGATACTGCATGACCTTCTGGGCCATTGTGGAGGCGTTCGGGTCCGACACAGGAATGATATCAACCGGGTCGCCAAAGTCTTGAACCCGGTTTACAGGAGTGTTCTGGTCATCTGAAGCGACATACTCGTACTCGGGACCCATATACTCCTTCACAACCTCAGCAATAAGTTTAAACTCTTTGCCAAGTGAGTCGTGAACGCGAGCCTGCACGGCAGACATCACCTTCATGGACCGCTCAAGGAGGGCTAGGGTGGTGCCGACAGGAGCTTCGGGGTTTGAATCCCCGATATCCATCTCAGCAATGGAGCCAATTCTACGGCCTTCGTCAACAAGGTTTCCGAGAAGCTGGTAAAGAACGCTCGAAGGTTCTTTGTAGGGGAGGAAGGTGATCGAGTCCCGGATATTGCCAGAAGCAACGTCTACGTCCCGGAATTCTCCCGGCATGATCGGGTTGTCATCTCCTTTGATCCGGAGTCCGCGTGCCTTAAGTCCTCCCGGTAGGTTTGACAGAGTGCCAGCATCAACAAGTTGGCGGAGGATTGAAGTGGCGCTTTTAGCGATTCCCCCAATAAGGTGAATGAGCCCAGTGCCGTAGAAACCGAGGCCCGGAAGGTACTGATAATGGACAAAATATTGCCTCTTCTCAAATGCGGGGTCTCCTTCCCGCCAGTTACGGCGGATTGCGAGAACTTCGCGGCTGGATTTTTCGATAGTAACAACATAGGGGAGTTCGATACCATCGGGGTTTTCAAAACCCGGAAGATCAAGGTCAACACACATCTCAAGGATTGTGTGCCGGGTGTCGTCTGTGAAAGATGGGGTCTCGCCCTTTACCTTGTCATACTTCTTTTGAAGGCTAGAGTAGTCTGGAGAAGGAACGGGAATATCAATGTCCCGGTAAAAACCACTAACCTGTAGCTTCCGAAGTTCATTCGGATAAGTTCGCGTTACATGGGTGTAGCGCGGGCAAGCGGCGAGATCTGTAGTGCCGTAGGCAACAACGAAGTCCTCAGCAGGCACAAAAACTGCTGCGGGGCGGTCGTTGATTGTGTTGTAGTAGACTTTGCGGAAGGCGGAACCAGCAAGCGGGAGGCGGAACAGAAGCTGCTCAGTCTCGGACCTGTAGTCGGTCATCTTCTCCGTGACGATGAAATTCATCTCTTCCTGAACGCGGTGGGCCTGCTTCAGGAGTTCTTCATTCGACTTCCCAACAATCTTAGTCCGGACGGGGCCTTGAGAGGGGAAAACCTCCATAATAGTTTGGGCTTGGAACCGGATAACGGCCTCAGTGAGGACGGGATGATACACACCACAGGCACCCGGCCAAGGCATTGTGCGCTCTTCAATCTTCAAACCAAGGAGATCCAGACCCTGAATATAGGCCTTTTCCCAGTCTGCCCGGGTGTCTAAATCGTCTTCGAAGCTTGAAATAAGATCGCCAGCAATTGCGTCGAGATCGGAGTCATCCATGATCTCAGCGAGATTCGCTGCGTGATCTTCGGGAGGCTGAATCTCAGGCGAAACACCTCCAAAATCCACAGTAACGCCGCCATCCTCCATAGGAGTGATGTTCGGGCCGAGATTTTCTTCAGGAATCTCAACATTGATCGGAGGCGTTTCCGGAGAAATCGGGATATAGGGCTCAGCCATCTTTTTCTTTCTCAATTTGCTCTATTGTATCAGTAATAGGGTTCTTTGCGGAATTTCGGGGTTTCAATAATATCATCTTCGTCGGTGGGTATGGCAAAGCCACCCTGCCTGAACCGCATAAGGGCCATTGTAACGGCGTCCACGAAGTCATCATGGTCTCCAGACGGAAACGCCGCACATTCCTCCACCACATCAATCGCAAATTGCTCATCCGGAGCCCACACAACCCCAGATGCAAATATGTCTGTGATGCTGTTTACACGAACGATCTTGTCTCCGGTAGCCCGAGTCGGGGTGAATTCCTGCACAGGTATACCAGCATTGCGGAGTTCTGCAATCAGAGGTGCTCCGGATGCCTTCTTTTCGACAATAAACATGTCCGGTTGCCAATCTTTGTAATACTGTACTGTTGTGGCCTTAAGTTCCGGGAATTCCAGTTTATCTTTCCAAGCATCAAGCAAGATAAGATTAGGAATGGGTTTCCCCACTGAGTTTGGATGGTCAAAAACCCCGAAACACACACATGCGGAGTAGTCTGAGCGCTCTGTTTTGGAGAACGCAGTGTCCATAGCCACAATCACGGCACTACAACTTGGGGCTTTATCTGCCTCCCAGATGTTCCACCAATCTCTCTTGATCAGAGCGCCTTCCTCAGAGGTGGGATCTTGCTGGTATTGTGCCGCCCACTTGGAGATCGGGAGTTCGATTTTAAGCTTCTGAAGCTCGTCTATGGACCAAAATTCAGGCCAGAGAGGGTCTCCAGAAGGCATGATTGCCGGGAGTTCGATAACCTCCCACTCGCTTGAGCCCTCCTTCTTCACTGAGGCATCGATAATCTGCCCTGTGAGATCTCTTTTGGCCCAGCGGGTCATGACAATCACAATGGCCCCACCCGGCTGTAGGCGCTGGCGGGGGCCAGAACTATACCACTCAAACACCTTATCATAGACCGACACATCGAACTGGCCCATCATGGCTTCCTGTTCGGAGTGGGGGTCATCGATAATCAGAAGATCGGCACCCTTACCCGTCACGGCACCGCCCACACCGATAGCGAAGTATTCACCACCCTTATTGGTTGACCACCTGCCTGCGGCCTTCGAGTCGGACTGGAGCCCAACGCCACCAAACATCTTTTGATAATCATCAGAGCCGACGAGATTTCTCACCTTCCGACCGAATCCGACCGCAAGCTCTGCTGTATGGGCAGTTTGGATGATCTTCTTGTTTGGGTATTTCCCAAGGAACCAAGCTGGCAGGAGGTATGAGGCAAACTCAGACTTGGTGTGGCGGGGTGGCATATTGATGATGAGCCGCTTAAGCTCACCTCTGGCCACCCGCTCGAAGGCTTCTGCCATGATTTTGTGGTGCCGCCCCGATATAAAACCGGGCCACATGAGCTTTACGAAGTCAAGATAGTTGTCTTGAGCGGCTTCCCGCTGCTTTGCCTCATCCAACAAGCGAAGAAGCCGGAGGATTTCCGGCTTCTCGTTTTCGGGGATTTTTTCAATCAATTCGGCGTAATTCATACGCCAATTATATGGTGCCCGTTGAGAGAATCGAACTCCCAACCTCGGATTACAAAACCGATGTTATGCCACTTAACTAAACGGGCCCTTTATAATCGAAGATATCATCGATTATCTTGATGTTGTCAAGATATAGGTGCTTTTTGCTCTCGAAGTGGTTTCTGTGGTAGATAACGGTGCTGTGGTGGCGTCCGATTTTCTTGCCAATCTCTGCAACCGTTACGTTTGGATTGTATCTTACCGCAGACCACACATAATGAACGTAGGCCGGAAAGGTTTTTGTGCGGGGTCCTTCGCCTTCCAATTCCCTTTTTGAAATCCCGTAGAGATCAGCGATAGCATCATGAAGCTTCTCGAACTCATCCGGCATCTTCTTTAGGGCTTCAATGCGCTTGTCAACAGTTTTCACCTTGCCAATATACGGCACATAGATAGGCGTGGGCTTTGGTGCTGGCTTGGCAAACTTTCTCTGGACCCTCCTTATCTCTGCCATGTATCCAGTGTTGGCGTCTTCATACTTCGTGGTTTTTTCCCAGAAGAACTGCCCATCAAGAGCAGCGGCCATTTCTTCCTCAAGATTTCTTTTCACTGATCTTCCTCAAAGCATCGACAAGATGACCAACAGATCCTTGGAACCCATAAGTGCCGTAGTGGGTACATTGACTCCAAGGAAAGAGCCACACATCCCCACCGATCTCCCGCCACTTGTGGCAGAAATAATAGTCTTCTGAAAGATATCTGTTATCGACAATTGCCGTCCGGAAGTAGGCGTGCATCTCACGCTTTTCCCCGGAGATCTGCACCCTCGAATCATCAGAGACATAATAGTTTTCGGGGAACTTCTCTTTCATCTTGGCAAAAACAGAGCGGTGTATGAGCATCATGCCAGTGCCAGCCTCTGACACCTTGATGATCTTCCCCATCTTGGTGTCGGCGTTAAGCGGTGTGAAGACATACTCACCGACAAGCTTTTCGAGGGTTGCGGGGTCTTCAATCCCACTTTTCACAGCCTCGATAATGACTGGCCAGTTTACATGTTTCTTGGGATAAGGACCGCAGATCAGTTCCTTCTCAAAAGACATCATAGCCAATACATCTTCGGGGCGGAACTGGATATCGGCATCCACAAAAAGAAGATAATCAGCATCGCTCTTTGTGAGGTAGTCATAAACCAAGCCGTTGCGGGCGCGGTCGATCAGGCTTTCATTCATCATAAAGCAATGATGAAGCTGCATCCCGTTCGCGATCATTACTGATTGCAACTGCAAGACACTTGAGAAAAACAGGGTATTGCCCATGCCGCCATACATCGGGGTGGCGATCATCACCTTCTTCCCCCGAAGCTTCGAAATATCAACACGAAGTTCTGAATTAGACATCATTTATCCTTGTTATTGATACACCAGTGCCGTACTGGCCGTTCCAAGTCATGGGTGCCGGATGACCTTGGATCTTCCAGCCAACCATCCCTTGAGCCTTTGTCATGGCTTCTTGGATGGTGGAGGCCCACACATACCG